CAGCAACTAATTCCTTACCTGATTCCGCAATAAATCGCGGAAGCAAGACAGTCAAAACAAGGCCCTGCCCTCCCTCGCTCTCGATACCCTTGAACTGGCTAGGCCGATACTTAGCCTTCTTCAACTGAGTATATAAGCGAGAGCGTTCCGTATCGAACAAATCGCCCGCGTCTAAAACCGCGTTAGATTGTGCAATGATCGAAACCGATAGAGTTAGAGCCGATACTTTCGTTTTAGTACTGTTCATAAGCGTGCCCCTCCAAGGGGCCATTTAAGCTGCATCGGAATGATGCAGTTCAAACACAAACCACCTGAAAGAATCAAACTTCCAGAGTGATCCGGTGTTTGATGGTTGTAGTTAAACATAACTACCATCTACATCAACCCATACGAGTTATTAATTGTGATTAGATGTGATTAGATGTGATCGATAGTGCTAGCCTATAGATAGGAACTGGTATTATTGAATGAGAATCATTCGCATCTGGTTAAGCCTGATAGTGGAGTGTTAGCCTAGACCCACCCCACCCCCACCCCCCAACTTCAAGAGAAAAAAACAACATGCTAGTAGTAATACTATTTCAGAGGAACAACTACGTATTTTTTTCGTTTCAAAAATTTTTTTTATATTTTTCGAAGTTGTAGGACACTTCACCCCCCCGAAGTGTCCTAGGTGAAGTATTGGAACTAATGGATGCCCCACAGCCCCCGTTATACATAGGGTGCGCAAAAGCACGTTTTTTACATACACTTTGTGTTTTTGCCTGTACGCCACTTATCAAAACCTATTCTGGTAAGGGGCATATCTCGTTTTCCGTTTTCTTCCGTTTCGACCCTTTCCGAGAAAACGGATATGAAGAAGCTCATGAACCGTGAGTCGTACAGGTTGTGCAGGTCGTACAGGTCGTACAGGTCGTACACCTTTTGTAGGTTTTGTCGGTACCCCCCCAGATACCATCTGGCCCAGAGCGGTGTACCAGAGTCTGTTGTGGTAGCCCACACACTCTATTGAAATAGCCTATTTCCATAGACCCCCCCTTAGGAGTCCCAGACTTCCTTGTAAAACAAATTTTTGTCCCATATACTCCACGAAATCAGCTAGTTATGGCTTGCAAAAATGACTATAGAAGTATTTCCTGAACTGGGCGTTCCTCTGCTGCCTAGTGAATCCTATATGGACTTGCGTACCCGTGCGGAAGCCGCGTGCAATACCGCCTTGCTCTTGGAAACACACGGTTTAGATACCCCCGCTAACGATATAGATAAAGATACCGCTGCCACATTGGTAGCGTCTTACGCCGAACAACCCCAAAAAACCTCTAAGAAAGTTTCTAACAACCGTATGGCAGTAATGACCCCTGCCGCTTTAATGCAAACGCACACCATTCTGAGAGAATTCGGGCATTTGGTGGCAACCCGTGCGGCTGAAATACGCCATCTGGTAACTAATAAACTGATTAATGAGACTGAAAACCCTGATGCACGGGTACGAATTCAGGCTTTGGTAAATCTGGGGAAGATGACAGAGGTAGGGTTATTCACTGACCGTAAGGAAATTACTGTAACGCACCAAAATGCAGATGATTTACGAGAACAATTACGTAAGAAGTTGGAGACACTGAAGAAAAACGCCGAAGGGGTCTATGAAATAAAAAGTGGGGAAGAGGATGACGCAGACTGAGGTAGTGGGGGGGTGGGTAGTAGTTCCGAAAGAAGTTCCATTAGCAACCAGACAAGATGTAGCAAAGCATCGCATACAGATTTGTGCAAAATGCCCTGAATTACGTCCGAAAATCCATCAATGTAAGAAATGTGGCTGCATAATGCCTGCAAAGGTACGGTTTATGAACCAAAGATGCCCAATTGGGAAATGGGGGCCGCGCAAATTCGAAAAAGTTCCAGTGACATGACTGAAATAGCACCACAACCCTTCACCCCTGCCGATATTCAGCTAATGCTGGATAATTTGGACAGCTACACCCCCGAAGAACAGGAAGAAATAGACAAATTATTGGGGGAATTGGAAGAAACCAAGAGAACGGAAGCGGCTTACAACGATCTTATTGCATTTTGTTGCTATATGCAGCTCGACTACAAGGTAGGGAACCATCACCAGATACTCGGTGACCTCCTGATGGAGATAGAACAAGGGAAAGTAGGGGATTCTGATGAAGGAAAAGACCGGATATGTGTCAATATCCCCCCTCGTCACGGTAAATCCCAGTTAGTGTCTATATACTACCCCGCGTGGTTTTTAGGGCGTAACCCTACTAAAAAGGTAATGATGGTGTCCCATACCACTGATTTAGCAGTGGATTTTGGACGTAAGGTGCGTAACTTGATTGCGACACCTGCCTATAGAGCCATTTTCCCTACAGTACAGCTTGCTTCGGATTCCAAGAGTGCAGGACGCTGGAATACAAGTGTAGGGGGGGAGTACTACGCTTGTGGTATCGGCAGCTCTATTGCGGGACGGGGTGCTGATTTATTGTTGGTGGACGACCCTCACTCTGAGCAGGATGTCCTAAGTGCAAATTTTGATGTTTTCGACCGCGCTTATGAATGGTTCACTTACGGCGCTCGTACACGCTTGATGCCCGGAGGTCGTGTTGCCATTATCCAAACCCGTTGGCATTTGGATGACCTGACCGGGCGCGTAGTCCGTGATATGGCAGTGAATGAGTTAGCTGACCAATATGAGGTGGTGGAATTTCCGGCGTTGATGGAGGTGGAAAGAGATGGGGAGACAATTGAAAAACCTCTCTGGCCTGAGTTTTTTGATCTTAATGCGTTGCATAGAACCAAGGCTTCCATGCCTTTATTTCAGTGGAATGCCCAGTATCAGCAAGAACCAACTGCGGAAGAAGCTGCGTTAGTTAAACGTGAGTGGTGGAAGGAGTGGGAACCTGAGAAACCCCCTGCGTGCGAGTATATTATTATGTCCCTTGATGCGGCGGCGGAGTCCCATAACCGCGCTGACTTTACTGCGTTGACCACATGGGGAGTATTTTTAAACGAAGAAGAAGGGAATCACAATATAATCCTGTTAAATGCTATTAAAACCCGTGTAGAATTTCCTGCACTAAAGACACTCGCTCTGGAAGAATATAATGAGTGGGAACCTGATTCTTTTATCGTTGAAAAGAAAAGTAGTGGAACGGCTCTTTACCAAGAGTTACGCCGGATAGGGGTTTTTGTACAGGAGTACACACCCCACAGGGGTTCAGGAGATAAAACAGCTCGTTTAAATTCTGTTGCAGATATTGTGCAGTCAGGGTTGGTATGGGTCCCACAGACTCGATGGGCAGAAGAAGTAGTAGAGGAAATTGCGGGATTCCCGTTTATGAGTAACGATGACTTAGTTGACTCAACGGTAATGGCGCTTATGCGGTTTCGACAAGGCGGCTTTATACGGTTGCCCACTGATGAATTAGAAGAACCTACGTTATTTAAACGACGGAACGGTGGTTATTACTGAGGATTGAATTATGGCTATAGAAAAAGGCATTGACGTTGGAGCACCCTTTTCACCTCTCAACCAAATCCCTGATGCTTTGATGGGGGAAGAAGAGGCAGTAGAGATTGAACTTATCGATCCTGAAATGGTGACGTTGGAAGACGGTAGTGTAGAAATAACACTTATTACTGACGATACAGACGACGATATTGTTAATGCGCCATTTGACGCTAACTTAGCAGAATACATGGACGAAACTGCTTTGGAAGCTCTATCAGGAGAGCTATTGGGGTATGTGGAATCAGATATAAACAGTCGTAAGGATTGGGCAGATACGTTTGTTGAAGGTTTGGACGTTCTTGGTTTCAAATACGAAACAAGGTCCGAGCCGTGGGAAGATGCGTGTGGAGTTTTTAGTACAGTTTTAGCTGAAGCGGCTATTCGCTTCCAAGCAGAAGCGATGAGTGAGACTTTCCCTGCCGGAGGACCTGTAAAGACTAAGATTCTTGGGGAACTGACCCGCGATAAGGAAGATGCAGCAGATCGCGTTAAAATGGATATGAACTAT